GCAAGAGATCGAAACGAATCTTTTGCGTGTTAGCGTCACCGTCTGCGTACTTAGATACTCGGATGCTCATGCCATCGCTGGTAGTCGCAATTGTATCTGTAGAGTACAGCTTAGGCAGCTTAACAGTGCCCATACCGAACGCTTGCTTCGTATAGAAGAGGTTAGGCTGGTACAGAGTCGAAGCAGCACCAAGGATCGTTACAACCGCAGCTTGTGCAGGAGCAGCGTCTACGTTGTTGTACTGACCGTTAGCTTCGTAGATAGCAGCACCAGAGACAGTAACTGTAGCAGCGTTGCCTGCAATAGTTACGTCTGCAAGTACAGTGCCCGTCCAAGGAACGACAGCGCCAGTTGCATCAAGCATAGGCTGGCGAGTAGCTACGTTGAGACGATTAACGCCCGCAATAGTTACCATGTCACCAGCTTTGATAGTACCAGTACCCAGACCGTTCAAAGAAAGAACCTGAGTCATAGTGTCTTTAGCTGTGACGTAAGTTGCGTCAGGAGCAGTAGCCAAAGCGCCAGCACGGTCAGTAGTAGAACCTGAAGTGTAGCTAGGCAGTGCGTTAGAAGTAAGCGCCATCATGCCACCGAAAGATTGGCTGATCTGTGCTTTTTCCCATGCTGTACGAACAAGGCCATCAGCCGCATTCAGACCGTTCTGAGCTGAGGACAGCGCAGTAGTAGTGAATGGGTTCATGATGTAATACTTCTCGTCGCTCATAGGAACGCCGATAGAGTCCATCAATGCACCAGCGCCTGCAACGTCGCCCCAAGCATCAACGGCATTGCCGTGAGTACCATACTTGAGTGAAGCGTTCTTGTTCATGTATGAACCAAGATCAAGCTCAAGGTCAGTCACAATGCGACGCGCCATTGGCTCAAGGATCTGGTCAAGTTGGTCGAGTTCCAATGCCTCTTCCACATTGCCCCACTCAGTCGCCGCTGTGAAGAAATCCTGTACTGTACCAGTTGCCTTGCCTGCAATGATGTCTGACTTAGCAGAACCGCTGATATCACCACCAGAAGTACGGATGCTGTTATAGTCGTGTGGACGCTTGAAGTCTACATTTGAACCCGATGAAGGGTTGAACTTGCCTGACAACAGTTGAGTGTTGACAGTCTTTGTTAGCACTCGTGATGCTTCAAAGGCATCTAGAAAGACACGAGCGACTTTCCGAGTGACGTTACTATTGAGATTGTTAGCCATGCTAAAGTTTCCTATTCAAATGTTGCGCCTTGTGGCCCTCTAGGTTTGGGGGCTTTGCCAGCGCCGTGTGGCTGCTCCAATGGATCAGGAGCGTTATTTACCTTGGGTTTAAGAGCAGCAGCTTTCTGCTTGACCGTTGTTGCTACATAAACAGCCGCCTTTGTGGGCGACATCTCACGCAGCTTCTCTAACTCCAAAAGGTTCTTGGAAAGGTAAGTAGTAATCAATGGCCCTTGATCCTCTTCCAGAATGTACTGGACTAGATCATCATGGATGCCAAACTGCGCTACCGTGTTACCTGCTACCTGTAAATCTTCTGACTTAATCCCCAGACTTGTGGCCCTTTGGGAATAAGACTGAACCCTCTCGGTCATTACTTCTTGCTGCTTTTGTTCCTGCTGTTGCTGCATCATCTGTTTTTGCTGCTTCAGCATTTGCTGTTGCTGATCGAACGCAATAGCTTGTTTGAGTGCCTCATCCCTTAAATACAATTGCCGTCTGTATTCCTCATCGGATACTGCAAACGGATCAGGTACGTCTGGGACGTTAGGTCGACTCTGTTCAGGTACTTTAGCCTCTAACTCTTCAAGCCGTTTCTTCAGGGCTTCTGCTTCCCGCTCCTTCTCTCGGAGCTTGAAAACCTTCTTCCCTACAGCCTCATCAAGTATTCGCTGCTGTTCTTCGCTGAACGTGATATGTTTCTCTGGGTTCTCACCCGCCTCCGGTGCTGATTCGGTATCCTGTTCCTCAACAGAATCTTCAGTCTCTTCTACCTCCGTCTCTGTGGTTACGTCTTCCTCAGATTCGTACTCGTAGTTATCCTCTGGTTGCAGCTTGCTCATAATATGCCCTTTATAGGTAAATGCCCTGAATAGGTCAGGTGGCCTGTGGCGATTATAGCATAATGTGGTAATAATCAATACTTAGTAGTAAATTAGGCTAACTAATGGCGAGATACGCCACGGAGGACTTATGAGCGACTTATTCGAAATATTCGAAACAGATGACCCAGAGCAGATGCACGACATTCTGTTTGATGTGATAGGGCAGCTAATAGAGGCTGACAGGGCCGGAGATGGCCCTATCATTGAGGAGTTGTGGGATAAGCTAGATGATATGGTTACAGAGTTGGTTGGGGCTGTTTAAACTATCCCTCTTAACGCACTAGCAGTACCAACGCTAGAGAGTAGGTCTGCGCTGTCCATCTTGGCTGGGTCGAACTCGGCGTTGATTGAGCGTACTCTTGTGGGGTCTAAAAATATCTTATGCTTAGTGCCTTTATCTACATCCATGCCACGGAATATGTCGGCTTCATGAATAATTGTGTCATATCCAGAATCTTGAATTGCTTGTCTGAATACGTCATTAGATATGAGATTTCCTGCGTCATCTTCTGGGTATATTTCTGCCTGCCTAAAAATCTTATCTAATCTATTTGCGCTAATTCCACCATCATACGCCTCGTCCAAAATGCTGCTTTGCAGTGTTGCAAAATCATCTTGGCTCAACGATGAATTGCTACGAAGGCTTTCCAAAAAGTCCACTAACTCACCTTCTGGCTCAAAGTCATACGCAGCTTCTTGAGCAAGCTCATAAGCCACATCCATATCACCATCAGCTTCGTCCAGATAGTCTTCTGGATTTAGCTCAGGCTGCTCGTACCGCAGGAAGGTATCGCCATCGTTAGATATGTCAAATGCTTTAGTAGTCCTGCCCATCAATGGATAAACAACACCCTCATTTGGGCCTTGCACTTCTTTTTTAGCCATATCCCAAGACATATCAGCAACATCTGCATAACCTGCATTGATAGCCATTTCATCTGTCAGCTCTAAACTATCTTCAAGCTCTTCTGCTCTGCGTGTTATTTTTTGGCTTAAATCTGGCGCAAAAGTTCTAGCATAATTAACAGAAGCATCTCTAGGCGAAGTTGTGCTATAAAATCCTCGCCCAAAATGGCTTTCAGGACTCATGCCACCTAAATCTATCCGCTCAATATCATAAGTGCTTCCGTGGTATATAGGCTCGTAGCCTTGTTCTTCGGCTCTTTGCATCCTTATTTCTGGGCTAATCTCTAAGCCACGCAACGCAGACTTAACACCTTTTGCCGCCACATCCCCAATAATAGGCAACGCACCAACAGCCGCAGCAGCAGCATTGATACCAGTGCCTACCATGTCGCCTTGGTTGTACGAAGTGCGTATATCGCCAATGCCTACAGCGTCACCAACGATAGGAGTGAAGTCTATGGCTGTCTCAATGCCTTCTCCAGCGTTAATAAGCCCTTGCCTATAGCCACCGCCTATACCGCTATCGTCAATCCACTCACGCAGCTTGCTTCCTATCGTAGCTCGGAAGTTAGGGTTAAATGGGTTGATAGAAGGAGAGAAAGGCTTCATCTCTGCGCCTTTCCACGGTATCCCCATTGAATCTAACTGCTCTTGAGCAAGCTCCTGATTGGTCTTAGCCACCGTTAGCAATCCTCATCAAATCAACCGGACTCATCATGCTTAACTGAGCCTTCCGCTGTTGTTCATCCATCATGTCAGACATCTTCTTCTGGTTGTCCAGTTGGTCACCGAAAGACTTGATCTGAGTGTGGTCAATGGTAGCGCCAGCTTGCTCGGCTTTGATCTGTGTATCAATACGCTTAGTCTCTGCCTCAAACGCATTCACTTGACCCTTGGCCTGCTCATTCATCATTGAGCCTTGTACCTTCTGGGCTTCAATGCTTAGCTTCTGGGCTTCTAGCTGAATCTTCATTTGCTCGTTCTTCAGCTTCTCCATTTCTATCTGCGACCTAAGCATCTCTGCCTCGGCTTTCATCTGCTCGGCCTGTGCTAGAACCATTGCAGGGTCTGGTGCTTGCTGCCCCATCTGCGCTTGCTGCTGCGCTGCCATGAGTTCTTCTTCACTCATCTGGGACTGAGGTATCAAGCCAGCTTGTAGCATCTGCGCCCGCTTTCTTTCGGCAATTTGATTAGCCGCAGGAGTGTTTACATTTTGTAGCAGTAGGTCGCCAGCTATCTGCATGAGCGATGGGTCTACCTGAGCCAGTGAAGTGATAGCCTCTAACGTCTCTTCTTGACGGTTCTTAAAACTTGGGCCTGCCTTACAGATAACATCATACGAACCAACAGACAGATCATTAACCGTGACTATCTCGCCAGTGGCGTTGTCTATCACTTGCTGGTTAAGGTCAGCCATGTCATAGGTGTCATCTTCACGCAGAACCCTGATAGTCCTTGCAGTGTCGTAGACCTTGGGGATAGCGTCCTTGATCAATCTGCCTGTAGCGGCTATGGCTATTTCCATTGAGCGGCTGTATTTAAACGTGCCATTGTCGCCTTTGTTCTGGAGCTTCTGGATAGCTACACCAGACTGAGCGTTGGGGTTGTCGCCCATGTTAGCGGCAAACATACCCGCAGTGGCGTTAATCATTCCCTGCATAGACTGAGCGATTAGGTTCAAGCCTTGATTGACTACCGCACCGCCCTGTTGCTGTGGGATAGACGGAAACTCAGGATCAGGGTTGAAGAACTGCACCGGATCAGAGTTAGTGTTTAACGTGGCTATCTGGTCTTCATGTCCCGCAGCTTGTGCAGGAGTCATCCAGTATTTAGCCCTTGGAGCTAATGCACCTTCCTCAATAGACCGAGACATTGCGTAGTTCAATACACGCTGCGGGTCTAATAACTTCTCAACCACGCCCCAGTACAGAGTCTTGCCTTCAAATATCTTAAAGTTACCGTACACAGGAATAACAGGGATTCTATTAAACACAGTCTCACGGTCATCTTCTAGCCAATCCTTGTTATCAAAGAACCTTGAGCAGACCTTGTGTACCTTGCGAGTCCTTCTACGGACTTCTGTGACTCCAATCATGGCTAGGTCATCTACGACC